TGGAAAGAAGAGGAATGATGCCCACCGAAAAGATATACAAAGATTATCTTACGAACCCACCATTCCAGAGATTTTTTAGAAAAGTAAATCCAAAAGAATATAAAGAACTGGTTAATATGACAGGTAGGTATGACCCAAGGTGGGCATGATGACTGAAAGAAACATTATCAAACTTACGGATATTGCCCTTCCTGTGTCGTTGAGTATTCCTCGACCCAAGAAGCATGTTTCTGTTATCGTTCGTAAGAATGAGATTGTTTCTGTGGGCACGAATAACTTTCGGACGCACCCGAAGGCAAAAGAACTAGGCTATAGATTTGATGAAGTGCATTCAGAGTTGGATGCACTTTTGCGTTACAAAGGCCCGAAGGATAACCTGAAACTTTTCAACTATAGGTTTAACAGATTTGGCGATATGAGAATGTCAAAACCTTGTTGCAAATGTTTACCTTGGTGCCTTGCATTATTCGACAAGATATGGTATAGTACTAATGAAGGAATGGAGATGTTATGAATATATTTGTATTGGATGAAAACCCGGCAATTGCGGCTACTTACGCTTGCGATAAACATGTGGTCAAGATGATTCTTGAATCTGCACAGATGTTGTGTTCTGTGCATCCCGAAGGAACTGCTCCATACAAGAGAGGTTTCTACAATCACCCATGTACGAAATGGGTTCGAGAGTCTTCTGATAATTATGAGTGGTTGATTCAGCATGCGTATGCATTGTGTGATGAGTACACTAATCGATACTCTAAGATTCACAAGTCGGAGGAAGTGATTGAGTGGTGCGACACTAACAGACCAGAACTTCCAGAGATTGGACTAACTCCGTTTGCACAAGCGATGCCTGAAGAATACAAGAATGATGATGCGGTCGAAGCATACCGTGCATACTATCTTGGAGAGAAGACAGCATTTGCTGAATGGAAAAACGATAATGTCCCATTCTGGTATTACCAAAAAGGAGAAGAAAATGTACAAACTTAGATACAACAGAAAACGGGATGGTCTTCCTGTAGTATTGGTTTATGATACAGAGGATGAGGCGATGTTCTGGGGTAGAGAATATTCTCCCCATCGGTTCACTGTTGAAAAGGTTTAATGTTTGCGGCCGTGGCGGAATTGGCAGACGCAACGGGCTTAAAACCCGTCGAGGGTTAACCTCATGTGGGTTCGAGTCCCACCGGCCGTATTATGATTATGAATAAGATTGACAAAATATATTCTCTGTTGAAAGAAGCCGAAGACATTGCTATGTCCGAGGGGTATGGTAACATATTCTACAACGAGCAATTCGTAGAATTGTTTGTGGCGAATCTAGTCAACGAAACATGGAACAAGGAAACGCAGGGTGGTGACGCTTTTGATTCTGATGGACATCCCACAGAATATAAGGCAATCAATATGCGTTCTAAGGGCAAAGGTTCTTTCCAGTTCCATTGGTTGTCTGAAAACAAAATTGAAAAGTTGAAACAATGCAAGACAATGAAATTTATCATTCGTGACGGTGTTACTATCAAAGAGATTTATGAGTTACCCACATCTAAGTTGATTGGGCTTATTGAGGAAAAGTCTACCGGCGGTCACACGAATATTGCTGGTCACAAGTCGTTTTCCTTGGATATCATTATTAGTAAAGGAGCAAAGAAAATTTATGGAGACAATGACAATGAATAGAGAAAGTGTTACAAAGAGTCTAAGAGAGGGAGTTTGTGAAGTGTTCTTCACAAAGTCTGATGGTAGTGAACGGATTATGCACTGCACTCTGAATCCGAAGTTTGCACCAAGCATGCCTGAGCAAGTGGAAGAGACTGTTCGAAAGAACAAGAATCCTGATGCTATTGCTGTATGGGATACCGACTTCGATGCATGGAGGTCGTTCCGCATCGATAGAATCATGGAGTTCAATGGGAAGAAAGTTTAGTTTAACCACCTATCCCAAATAACCAAACCATCATCAGACAGAGCAACCACACGAAGGATGCTCTGTCTGTCTGTTGGTTTGACTGGTTTGTTTTTAGGCCGCATACCACATTGCTTGGGAGTCATGTTCGCTTTCTTGCTGTTACATTTACTGCAAGCAGTTGTGAGATTTGTCCATTGCCAACCACCACCTTTGCATTTTGGATACACATGGTCGATGGTTAACTTCTTTGGGTCTTTGGTTTTGAATCCACAATATTGGCATGTCCAGTTGTCACGGTTGAAAATGTTTCTGCGAGAGGGAGTCTTTTCATTTTCCTTGTACCCCACATAAACATATTTCACAAGCACAATAGCCGCTGGCAATGCATACTCGCCAGTCGGTGTGGGAATGTGATATTCTGTTTTGTAGTTGTAGGGTTTCTTTGCTTTTCCGTTCATCAACAGTCGGACTGCTTTCTTCCAACCAATGACTTTTAGAACTTCTTCGCTTGCGTTTAACAATAGAACTTTTCTATTCAAACGATTCTTCTCCTAATTTTGAGGTTTCCTACCGAGGCTATTTATGCATATATTATTTTCATACATAACTGTATGTTTCCCATACTCCCGCATCAGCCGGAAATATTCTTCTACCTCCTGCTGATACTTGCGGGGGTTGGAGTGGTTAATTTAATTATCAGAGGTATCATATGGTCAATCAAAAAGATACATAAAGCAATGGAGAAGCGTTGATGGAATCGTTTAAAACAAAGACAGCAGTAGATTTACATGAAGTATCCTCAGTTGGTGGTTACGGTCGTGAGATTGCGTATTGGAATGATGGGCCTAACAGACAAAAAGGAGACATCAGCAAAAATAGAGAGTTAAGATTTGATGCTTTGTACAAAATGATTCAGGATGGTACACCACTACAACTCAAAAAGCCTGAGGGTGATGTTACCCATGTCACAATCAAGAAAGAATTCTTGGTAAAGATGGATTCCTACAAAGCATTGGGCAGAGAAAAGGGATACTCTCTTGGTGATGGTACTGGAAAGCACGAAAGAAAAGACGAATTCCAAAGGCTGTTTGGTAAATCAGTCCCAACCAATGAACTGGGAGATGTGGACTTTACTAAGTTTGCTAAGACCAAGATACCTTGGGGTGGTAAAGTTGCAGTAGAAAAGATTCGAGTATCTGAAACCACTCCGATGATACAGACCGCTAAAATAGATTCAACTAAACATGAGGTTAACATTTGTTATGGTTTCACTCGGCTCTGGGCAGAAAAGAATAATAAATTTGGTATCACCACGGACATGGACCATGCGACCGCTTGGAAAATACTAAACGACAACAAAGCGTTTGCTGGAAACTCATACAAAAATTCAGATGCTAACTGGTCTGTTAACGCATTTGATGCTGGTTATGCCACGGCAAAAGCATGTGGTAAAGTCGATATTGCATACCCAACTTCAGGTGGGAAAATTGTCCCGACCCTTGACAAAATATACTCACAGTATGGAGCATCAAACCTTGAACCGAAAACGGACATCATGGTTGGTAAGGACAGAGTTAGTGTTAAGAATCAAAAAGGGGCACAACTAGGTTCTATGCAAGCAGGGGAAGCCACGGCCGCTTTCTATTATGGATTAGAAAATACTAAAGGCAGTAGCAACTTCAACAAAGATGCTATTCTTGGTTTGATATTCAAGTCACTCACACCCCAAGGTTGGTCACAGGGCAGAAGAATGTTTGGTGGTAGTGTTGAGGAAAAGACTTTTGACCACTTCATCACCAATATTATCAATGGTAAGAAAGATGGAAAGATTCTAAAGAAAGATGTCAATACACTGAACAGGGCCCTTGGTGGCAAAAAATTCGTCAAAGAAATGACTCAAATGATTGATGCCCGAGGTGTGGAGATTTCAAAGAATATTGCAACCCACACCATTGAAAACTTTGTTCTGCAACCTGTCAACTTTCCAGCATTCGTCGCAACTCATGGTGAAACTATTCAGAAATGGGCAACCAAAAAGGGATTGGATGTTTCGGGGGGAGTCACTCCTGAATTAACAATCGAATATTTTGAAACAGGACCCAAGACATCCATTTCAAAAATGCTAAACAAAGCCAAGGCTCCTATGGTGGAGCAAATCAAAAATGGAATGAAACTAGCATGGACAACAAGTCTACCAGATATCAGTGATTCGATTCTTGAATTCTTACAATCCGATAAACTACATGAATATATCACATGGGAGGTTGGCACTGGTTATCACAAGTTCGGTAACGGACAAGGTTCAGCAGATACCTTCCTTGGATGGAGCGACACGGGCTGGGGAAGTTATCATAGCATTGGTAAACCACACGGGCCTGTGATTCAGAATCTTGCAAAGTGTACAGATTTGCAGTTCTCAGATAGAGGGAGGAACGCAGTTCTAATTGGAGACAGATTCATTCGAACTGGTGCTATTAGATTAAACCTTTCCAAGAAATGTTGGTTACCTGAATGTTATCTAACACCAATGAACACCGACAAAGCAGTTGATGTATTTCAACTACATGAAGAAGTAAATGGTTGCCCTTCACAATTCTTTAATCTGACAGAAGAAGATGAAAAGTGGTGTGAGGAATTTGGAGAAGCATTCACAAAACAATACGAAGAGAAGTATTTAACGGAAGAATATGACAATATTCTACTAGAAGGTGTCCTTGATTCCATTGGTAGGGGATTGAGGTCAGCAGGGAAAACTGTGGTTGCTTGGGGTAAGAAAGTTGTAGAAGTAATTAAGCAATTCATTGCTTGGGTCAGAGGAACTCTTGCAAAACTTGTTGCGAAATATGGAAAAGCGGTCAACAGTGCTTTTTCTGACAGCACTTTTTCTGCAATGCAATTCTTTGGTGTTGCAAACCAAGTCCAACTATCACTAGCATAATAAGGAAAGTACATGTCAAACGATTACGAAAATTTTGATTTTGGATTCACTGCTGTAGATGCAGATGAACTGTCTCAACAGGTAACTCCACCTTCACCTCCAGTAGATACTGGTGAGTTGACAGACCAAGTTGTCACTCAGGTTACTGATGAGATGGAAGAGTCTCTTCAGAAGATTGAGGCAAAGGTAAACATTCTTGTAGACAAATTGACTGCCGAAGGTCAAGATTTTCCGGCAGATGGTCTTGATGTTCAACGAGTAGAAGAGAAGTTAGACCAAATCTTGGCAATGGAAAACACCGAACTTCTAAACTCAATCGAACAACAGGGTGCAAGTATTCGTGCTGTCATTGATGAAGTAGAAGAAAGAAAATGCCAACTTAATAAAGTTTATCAAGAAAAGATGGACGAAATTGAACTATTAACTCTTCCTTTATTGTATAATCTAAAGAAGAATCCAGACAAGGAATACATTCTTTGGCCAAACAGAACAGAACTTATTGATGCACAGATTGAGAAAATTAAAGCAGTCACAAACAGTGAGGATATCTTTACAGGATGAAATCATTTAACGCATTTACTCTAAGCGAATCCAAGAATCTCCACATGGAGCATCTTGAGGATTCAATCTTCAACGAAGGTTCGAAGGGTGCTGTCAATGCACTTAAGTTTGCTGAATCTGTTGCAGATATGTTAGCAGGAAATGCGGCATCCAGTTTCAATGTTACTGTCAAGTGGGATGGAGCCCCTGCTGTTTTCTGTGGAATCAATCCTGAGAATGGTAAGTTCTTCGTTGGAACAAAAAGTGTGTTCAACAAAACTCCAAAGATTAATTACACCAATGCAGACATCGATGCTAATCATGGGCATTCAAAAGGATTGTCTGATACTCTGAAGATTGCATTAGCAAATTTGAAGGACTTGAATATCAAAGGAGTTCTACAGGGTGATGTGATGTTCACAAAGGGTAAACTATCCACTCAGAAAATCGATGGTGAATCACATGTCACATTCACACCAAACACAATTACCTATGCTATTCCATCTAAGTCCGATGCGGGCAAGGAAGTGAGCAAAGCAAACATCGGTATTGTTTTTCACACGGCTTACACTGGAACCACTATGGATTCAATGTCTGCGTCTTTTGGGCCTGATGTTTCGGGTCTTGGAAAATCATCTAAGGTCTGGTATCAGGATGCAATGTTCAGAGATGCATCAGGTACAGCAACATTCACCAAGAAAGAGAGTGGTGATTTAGATGGAATGATTTCTGATGCAGGAAGAAAGGTGGGAAGAATCAAACGATTCTTAGACACTCTAGTTGCAGACTCTAAACTGGTAGCATCTATCAAGGTATACACCAATCGTAATGTACGAGCAGGAACCATGAATAACACTTACCAAGGATTGATTGACTACATAGTAGGTGAAAGGGACAAGGATATTGCTTCAGTGAAAACTGATGCAACCAAGAAGCGAAAAGAAAACGAAAAGAAACAAGTAATGAGATTCTTAGAAAAGAATAAAACAAATGTAACTCTGGCGTTTGAGTTATACAGTCTGCTAAATGAAATCAAGTTATTCATCCTACAGAAATTGCAGACTGTCAAAGAAATCGGCACCTTCATTAAGAAGGGCGATGGGTTTGATGCTACAGCACCTGAAGGTTTTGTAGCAGTAGACCACATTTCTAATACAGCATTGAAGTTGGTGGATAGACTAGAATTTTCTAGAGCGAACTTTACTGCTGCCAAGAACTGGGAATAATAAAGGAGAATTCCAATGACACTAGCATTTATCAGCGAGACTTTAGGCACCGTTTGGTGGAGCATTCTTTGCTTCGTCGGTGGGGCATTAGTAGGCGTTCCTCTATTCAACTGGCTCAAGACCAAGATGCCTTGGAATAAGTGATTTGCACTGAGTAATTTGGTGCCTAGTTAGTTGGTTTATTTAACGACGGAGGTGATTCTTTGAGAAACTACAGCGAACAAAAGAAAAGACACAAGATGGTAGAAGCCAAAGGTGATACCGTTGTCTTTACATTTGGTCGTTTCCAGCCACCAACTGCTGGGCACCAGTTACTCATTAATAAAGTCGCACAAGTTGCACGAAAAGTAGGTGGAACACCTATGGTTGTTCCCAGTGCTAAAGAGGGTGATGCAAAAAATCCTCTCAAGCACAGAGACAAAATAAAGTTCATGAAGAAGGCTTTTCGAAATGTCGAAATAGTCAATGACCCTTCATTGAACAATCCATTTGCTGTCCTTGAGAAGTTAAACAATCAAGGAGTCGCAAAGGTTATTATGGTTGTTGGTTCTGATAGAGTTAATGATTTTCGAAACATGGTCAAACCATATCTCGGTAAAGGCAAAAAAGATTTAAGATTTGAGTTTGAAGTGGTCAGTGCAGGTGGGCGTGACCCCGAAGCAAAGGGTGTTCGTGGTGTATCTGGAACTAAGTTACGAGGTTTTGCAACTGATGGTGACTACGATTCTTTTGCCGCAAATCTACCAGATACAGCAAGCGACAGAGACAAGAAGAAATTATATAACGATTTAAGAAAGGCTTCTGGTATTCGAGAAGCCAAACAACCAATCGAATTTTCCAAACTGCGAAAGCAGTCTGGAAAAATTACTGTTCTCGTTCTTACCAAACAGGGGGACGATGAACTTAAAGGTACAGCAGAGAAAATAGAAAAGGCATGTGATACAGCAGGTCTATCTTTCTATCCCATTCTAGTAGATAAAGCATACATCGTAGATGAAGATGCTACAGACAACACACTTACCATTCACAACTATGACGGCGAACAACGAAAAGTCAAGGTTAATCTAGACAACACCGTTGTGTTTGTTCGTGGTTCTGCAATTGTTACTCACGGTGGTCTTGGTCTTGTTCAGGTATTTGAGGAAGCAGGAGCGTTTGTGATTAATAGTGCAGAGTCTATGAAATTCTGTCAGAACAAACTAGCAACCGCCCTTACATTTGAAAGACATGGTATTCCATCACCAAGAACTGCATTCGTAAACAACGAAGAATCTATCGACCTTGCCGTGAAGAAAATCGGTGGGAAGTTCCCAGTCATCGTCAAGACTTTAACTGGTGCTGAAGGTATCGGTGTTTCTAAAGTTGAGTCATACGAATCTTTGAAGTCGGTTCTCCAGTCACTTTGGAAGTTTGAAGCCGAACTAATCATTCAGGAATACATGGAAATCAAGTTCGATGTTCGTACTCTTGTGGTGAATGGAAACATCGTCGCTTCAGCAAAACGAATGAAGGGTGGTAAAGATTTCCGAACAAACAAGGCGTTGGGCAACCAAACACAACCCCACAAACTAACTGACGAAGAGAAAGAGTTTGTAAAGAAAGTTGCCAAGATGTCAGGGTGTTACCTATGTGGTGTTGACCACATCATTGTCAATGGTAAACTATACGCTCTTGAAATTAATGGTTCTCCTGGCTCAGGCATGGATGGATACCAAAGTTATTTCAAGAAGGGTGTTGTAGATGGTCAGGAGTTAAGCAACTATATCATTGACTATGTTTCCAACAGAGACAATTGGGTATTCTCAAGTCGTGATGTTGGGTATGTTGAGTGGGTCGAGATTGAAGGGGAAAAGGTAAAGGCCAAACTCGACACTGGTAACGGTTCATATAACGCAGTTCACGCAGAGGATGTTGAAGTCAAGGGTAAGAATGTATCATTCAAACTATACGGTAAACATCCAATGACGAAACCAATTCACTCTGTTGTTGATATTCATGTTGGTGACGGGGAACGAAGAGACAGGTATGTTGTTAAACTTGATATGATTATCAATGATACTATATACAAGGGTGTTGAGTTCTCATTGGCAGATAGGGAAGAGAATGTTTATGAGGTATTGGTAGGGAAAGAGTTCCTCTCACTCCTCAATTACAGTGTAAATGTCAATAAGAAGTTCACTTTAGACGAAGAAGAGATTCCCAAGGGCAAAAGAACGCTAAATAATGTAGATTCAAACTGGAGAAGGGTTCTAGAAACCACAAATTGGTTAACGAGATAACAAAGGGGTTACAAATTATGAAGTCTTATAGAGAAATCGCAGAATCTGTTCAACATCTCAGGGAGAGTGATGTTGCAGGTAAACACACTAGAGATATCAACTTGGATATTCTTTGGTCTGTTGTGTCGGGGAACGACACTCGAATGGGTGTTGCAGAGTCTCTTAGAGGTGTTTCGAAGAGATATGTTCTTAACATGACAGTTACAGAGTTCAATGATTGGATGTATGAACACAGACCACTTGTGGAAATGTTCTACGATTTTGCCACAACAGCAGATGTATCGGCAAACCAGTTTGTCATGGAATCTCTCAGCGAATCTCTCCTCGAAGGAAACGACTTCCTTAAGAATCTTCACTCCCTAATCTCCGAAGAAAATTACATCGAAGCAAGCAATCAACTTAAAGAGGCAACTCAAGAAGACTTGAACGCAATCGATGACTCCCTTTATTACTTCCTCGCAGTTAACGAAGCATTTACTGTTGCAGACCTTTGTAAACCATTGAACCCACAACTTTGGGAATCGATGCTCAACGAAGCAGAGCGTACAGTCGATGACCACCCCTCTCTTGCATCTCTCGCACTAGCAGCCCATTGGTACATGAAAGAAGATGGAGAATGGGACAACTGTAACTGCAAGAAGGATGAAGTTGAAGAGGGGTTTGCAAGTGCCGCACAGAGAAGAGCCGCCTTTGCTAGTGGATACAAAGCAAAAGGCAAGAAGGGCAAGAAGGATGAAGTTGAAGAAGGTAAAGACGAAGAGTACGAAAAGTTCTTCAAAGCCGCACTCAAGAAGTTCGGTGTAGATTCGCCTGCTGATTTCAAGAGCGACGAAGAAAAGAAGAAGTTTTTTAACTATGTCGATAAGAATTACAAGGGTGAGAAAAGTGAGTGAACAAATCAACGAAAAGATGGATGCCGCGGCAAACAAAAGATTCCACGATGGAGTCCACGCTGAACTAAAGAAGGTAATGGACAACAAGTATTATCGTGAATTCCGTGCCTCAAATGATGGAAGAGCATTGGATAATGTTATCAACCACTTCGGAAAGTCCAGAGGATTTCGTGTAGACAAAACCGTTAAGTCTATCATTGACAAGTACGGAAGAAACCGAGACGAGTATGTCAAGAAATCATTCGAGATGGCAGCGAAAGCCAGACGAGGTATGAGAGAAGAATATGCAGTCATTGTCAGCATGAAAGACGACTCCATCGAGAAAGAATTAGAGAAGAAGTTCAGAAAAGACTTCCTCGGGAGTGGTGGTAGTGTTGATGGAGGCCGTGATATCTCTTTCACAGTCGATACCCATGATGATGCAAAAAAGATTGAAAAGTTTGTAAAGCAAAGAAAGTACAAAAAAATAGTAACAGATGTAGACATCTTTAAGGAGGGAGCAGAAATGGACGAAGCAAAATCAGTACCATTAGTCCGCACTGGACAAGGTTCGTACACTAAAGACACCCATCCCTCACCAACTGAACGACTCTATCAAGCAAAAGACAAAAAAGAATATGAAAAGTTGATGCGTGATGCCGAAGATGCAATGAGAAAAGGCATGCTTGCTAAATTTGGTCTTGTTGGTAATTACAAGAAGTTCACCGTTAACATGAAGTTTAAGGATGAGAAGAGTCGTAAGAAGTTTGAAAAGATGTATAACATGAAAGAAGAAGCCATGAATTCATATGTTGATTATCTTTCCAAGGACACGACCATGCACCCAAACAAATCTGCTCGACTGTCCATCGATGCAAGGAAAGAAGATGTTTGATTTTGATTCAAACAAATCATCAAAGTCGTTTGAAGAAATCATCAAAGAATGTTATCCTAACGGTGACAGCGAAGGCCGGTTTGAAGTATTAGAATCAGAAACCATTCATTGGAACAAACTAAGAGACAGTGAAAGAAAAGAAATGCTAAAGGATGTTGGTCTTCCTTCACGATTTGCAAAGGATGAGTGGAGAGATTTAGACTATAGAGCAAAAGAAAGACTTGGTAAGATGATAAACAAAACCACAAAGGGTGAATTTGCTCTAAGAGAAAAGATTGAAATGTATGATAGTGTGGACTCTAAAACAGTTGCACTTTACAATAAAGCAAAAGCAAAAGCAATTAAAGTGGCTGCTGATGCAAAGGCGCCTGCTGAGAAAGAAGCCGGCGATAAAGAAGAGAAGAAGAAGAAAGAACCCGAAGTAGCAACCGAACAAGAAGTGACTACATATAAGGGTAAAGAGCCCAAAAAGAAAGCAAAGAAAACTTTAGAACTTCCAGGCAACAAAGCATCGGAATTAGAGGAGAGCAACATGGAAAATGAACGAAGTAATGTAAACCCGTTCGGTGCCCAAGATAAATTGGCTGCTGACATGACAGACATTCTCAAGAATATCAGAATGCAGGACGCACAAAATGCAGTCCCTACAGAGTTTGATTCTCTTGCCAGAGATGTTGCAGAGAAACATCGTGCAAGCACTAATGACTTAAACACTGATATCATGGACACACTAAGAGGTTCGAACAAAATTTACAGCAACTCTGAAGTAGATGCATTCAAGGGAATGGTTAACAGAGAACTAGGGAAAAACTGATGAAAT